CAACTCCATCCTCTGTTAATACTGATGAGGATGAAGAAGATGCACTCAGCTATTTTGCAAAATTAGCTGAAAATTAGGAAATACCCCGAAAAAAATTTCGGGCCATTTTTTACGCCAGAGGTCGCTCAAAACGACCTCTTTTTTTATGGCGAAATGAGTCTTGGATTTTCTGTTTTCTTGAGTCTCTTGGTTATGAATTGTCTTGATGGTTTATATTCCATAATCTCTTCAAAATCTTCTAAGAATAAACTTAAATACTCTTGTCTTAAAATATTAATATTTCTTTTATTATCATTTAAATTAGTTTCATGTTCTAAAAAAGTGAATGATGTAACTTTTGATTCTGTTCTTAAAACACCATTGTCTACAAAACTAATAGAATATCCAGCTGGAACTGTTAAACCTTGTGGTTGAATTAATCTTCCACTTGAATCTCTTAAAGCGTCAGTTTCATAGTGATGTATGTTTGATAGTTGTTCATCAGTATATTTTCCATTCAGATATGTTAAAAAATCATTACCTCCCATTGGCCATTCGTCTCTGACATGAACAATATTATTAGTTGTCAGAATAACCCAATCTAATGTTGAGTCATTGTAAAATTTATATGCAACTTGATCTGGTCGTTCATCTGCTTTTACAGAATACTTCGTAAAAGCTGTAACTTCATCAAAAATATCATCACGAATTAATGCTCTCTTAAAAAGATTTTTTACAGTTTGATAGTCATAAGCAGATGTTCTATCATTTGCTAATGATGGATAATCAAGATTTGGAATTTGCCTAAAATAGGCATTCGGTTTATCTTGTTTTTGTGAACCTGAGTATGTCATTTTAGTAACCCACAGAATCTTCTAATATTGGTTTCATTTGATCTTGTTCATATATTGGTCTAAGTTCAGTGAAGTTTAAATCCATTTTAACTGCAACTGGTTGCGAATCTCGATATGCTGCCCAATAACCATCTGGAGCATAATCAACTGCTAATCGTGTTAGTGCAAGACCGCCTGGATTAAATCTGTTTACAGTTTTTAAGTGTTCTGTCTTGCCGCGCTTATATTCTAATGTGAAAACGTCTGGATTTGCAAGAAAAGTAGTATTTCTGAATTTTGGTGCTAAACCAAGTTTTAGAAAACGAATTAAATTTCTAATTTCTTTACCTTCTTTTTGACTTCTTGCAATCATTGTGAAAGTGAAGGAAAAATCTCTTATAGAAGGGCCTTGAAATAACATCTCTGCGTTTGGATTTAAAACATGACCTCCAGTTCTTGCAAGAAACGTATCTTGGTCTATCTCTTGTCCTGTCAAAAATGAAGCGAGTCCAGTATTAAATTGATTTGCAGTGCTTTGAGCAGGCCCTAAGAAACCACCAGTTGTGGGGTCGCCTCTCTGTTGATCTTTTTTCGCTTTATCTATCTGTTTTTGTTGTTCTATAGTTATTTGACTGTTTCTTGGTAAAAGTCCAAATAAACCACCGATTCTATCTGTTCCTGCTGCAGCGCCAAGAGCGAGAAGTCCAGCTGAGTTTAATTCACTCTTTCCCCATGCAGCAGCGTTAACATCCGTTGGTTTTGGCATTGGTAAGAAAATACTTCCCATTAACTCATTACCAATCATACTGTCTCCAGCAACATTCACTCTTTCAAAATTTTTCTTCTCTACTCTATCTGGTTTACTTAAATTAATGTCTGCTCGAACATACTTAAATTTTGTTATCTTCATATGGTCTTGTTCAAGACTAATATCTAACGGATACGCAAAAACTTGAGTAGGTTTTTTTTCTTCTACAACATAGCCTGGAAAAAATGTTTTATCTGTATAATACTCTTTTTCTGGTGCTGTGTTAGAGTCCTTTCCTGATGTGTACTCAACCATCGTTGCCGCTTCATTATTAAATTTCTTTTGATTTCTTGAAAGTTCAGCTCTTCTCTCTTCAATTGATGCAAAAGTAACTAAATCGGTGATACTTTTGTCCTCATCAAACTCAACATAACTATTAGTATCTCCTTTTTTAACAGTTTGATTAAATGCGTTAACTATGGATCCTCTTGCATTTTCTGAAGTAAATATTTCAGAATTTAAATCAACAGCTGTCTGAGTTCCGCTAGCACTTACTTCGACGACAGAAAGCAATTTTCCATCCTCAAATCCGAAGGAATATTTTTTTCCATTTATTTCAACTGGTTTGCTTCTTGCTACTGTCATTAGTTTTTGTTGTAAACTCGATCTCTTGGGACTGGTATTCCTCTCATATCAATAAATCTCTCAGTGGGTAATTGTGCCACATCTGACCATTCAGTATTTGGAATACGATATGGTGTTCCTCTTACGCCAGTATAAAGATATTTATGTAGAGTTCTTGGAGGAACTGCAACTGCACCCTGAGCAGAGTTATTTAGTAAGCTTGTTGCAAGTTCGTCTCTTTGAGTCAAAGGAACATAGTGAATATTGCAACCTAAGAACCCACCTTTCTGATATTCAATCACATATGATAATGGATACATGTCATAGTATGGTTGTTTTGTCTGTGCTGAGTATGTGAAAAAATACAGTTGGCCAGGTGCAAACCCAGCTGTATCCGCAGCATCATCGTCAAAATTTGTAGAACCAAGTTGATCAAGCAATTGACTACGAAACCAATCTTCACTTACTTGATTACTTACTTTATCTAATATGTTCCGTAGAATACTCATCTGATTCCCAGTTCTTTTTCAGTCATAATTTTGAACTCTAATTTACGGTCTTCACAAAACTCCTTTGCCGCTTTCCATTTTGCTTGATTTTTAACGTATGTCATTGATTCATTTATCATTGTCTTTTTTGATTTGCCCTTAGTTGCCTTTGGTTGTAATGTTTCTCTCATCGGTTTCACTTCAATAACTGACCTACGAATATTGCTGTCTTTGTCTTTATATTTAATGAAGAAATCAGGAAAATATCTACGAACACGATTTGTTGTTGGGTCTAGATAAGGAATCCAAAATTCCTCAGACGCCCACTCAAGTATATTTTCATTCAAATCACAATAATTCATAAATTTTCTTTCCCACAAAGACCTATAAATAATATTTTTAGCATCCCCTTTATATTTTTTGGGGTTAGATGGTCTATATATCCCTTTATAGCTCATATATAGTAATAACAACTTAAGTTTATTTATTGTGGCAAACAATACTTTATTCCCCAGAAGAGGTCAAATATTTCAAGGAAACATTAAAGATGTTAGAGATACTGTTGCACGTCCGTCTTTTGACACTCTTTATCAAGTTAATTTTTCTTTTGGAAACTGGCAAACATGGCTAGGTTCTGCTCTAAGTAAGAATCGGACTCAGGGAACCGATTTTATGGAGAAGATGTCAATATTGTGTACACAAGCAGAACTTCCAGGCACAAGTTTCGTAGAATCTTCAGTAACTGGTCATCATCAAGGTATAACAGAGGCATTTCCAAGTCTTAGAAATTTTCCTCCTTTAAATCTTGTTTTTTATTGTGATGCGGATCAGGTAATATTGGAAGTGTTTGAAAGTTGGATGTCATTTATCAATCCAGTTTTTACAGAACAGAGAACTAGAAGCGCATTCACTCGATTGAACTACCCAGAGGACTATAAGGAAATTATTCATATCACAAAATTTGAAAAAGACTCTTTCATAAAGAAATCAAGAACAACATCTTACAAGTCAAGTTTTACACAATATGAAATTGTTAATGCTTGGCCAACTAACATGACATCAATGAGAGTTGCCTATGGTGACTCAAATGTGTTAAGATGTAATATAGAGTTTGCTTATGACAGATTCTTCACAACACATACAAAAGATGCAACACATTTTTCATTCCCCGAAGATAAATCTTATGGTGAAGCTAAAGATTTTCCAAATAATTATAGAACAGTTGCAGATATACCTAAACCAACGCCACGTGGGCAAGGCGGATTACCTTTAGGAGCCACAACTCGAAGACAAGGTGGTCGTTACTAAATAAACCCTCCTATATAAAATACTGAATAAAATATTATGCCATTACCAACCATTGAAACTCCAACCTATGAGTTGAAACTATATTCATCAAACAAAAAAGTTAAGTATAGACCTTTCCTTGTAAAAGAAGAGAAAGTTTTAATCATTGCTTTAGAATCAAAAGATCAAAGTCAGATTACACACGCTGTCAAGGAAGTATTGAAGAAGTGCATTCTTACGAAAGGAATTGACGTTGATAATCTTCCCACATTTGATATCGAACAATTGTTTTTAAACATTCGTGCTAAATCTATTGGAGAGGATATTAAATTACAAGTTACATGTCCTGATGATGGAAAAACAAAAGTTCCAGTCACAATATATGTGGATGAAATTAAAGTTATTAAACCAAAGGGTCATGTAAAAGACATTGTTTTAGATGATAACATGACTCTTCGGATGAAGTATCCATCATTAAATCAATTTATTGAAAATAATTTTGATACAGATGATGAATCGGGAACTATGGTTGATAAAACATTTAAAGTTGTGGCTGATTGTATTGATACAATCTATTCTGGTGAAGACGCATGGGATGCTAAGGATTACACACCATCCGAAAGACTTGATTTTATAGAACAATTAAATTCACAACAATATAAAAAGGTAGAGAATTTTTTCTCAACAATGCCTAAATTATCACACACCATTGAAGTTGTGAATCCAAACACAAAAGAAAAAAGTAGTGTTGTTCTGGAGGGTCTGGCTGATTTTTTCGCCTAAGTATTGCAAGAGAAGATCTTGAATCTTATTTCCGTGTCAATTTCGCTCTCATGCAATACCATAAATACTCTTTGACGGAACTTGAGAATATGATTCCTTGGGAGAGGGAGGTTTACATCGCTCTTCTTTCAGAATACATTGAAAAAGAAAATCTAAAAGCTCAACAACAACAAGGCACTGGAAGATATGGATGAGGAACAATCCAATAAAAAAATAGATATAAACAGTTTCTTTGACCGAACTGATGAGGTAGAAGAGGTGGCTAATAAGGCCTTAAAACAATCCTCTCTCAGTATGAATGCGGTTAAGGCTAATCAAACGTTAATTAATAGTATATCAGTCTCAATCGAGGCGATGAAAACAGAAATTAGAGATATTGCAAATTATATCGTAATAGAGAAAAAATTTGAGAAAGACGCTGCAGAAGATAGACGTTTTGAAGCAGAAGATAAGGAACAGAAAGAAAAAATGGATGAGAGACTAAAAGCACTCTTACCAGAAAAGAAATCAATAGCGAAGAATGAAGAGGCTGCCCCACCTCCAGAGGAGAAAAAAACTGGTGGTTTACCCGCTTTTCTTGCTGGATTAGTAAAATTTGTAGGTGGTCTAGCACTTGGGGCTGGACTCATCGCCTTGGCGCCTTTGATATTGAAAGGACTTGCAATTGGTGCTGCAGCTGGATTAACAACTCTTATTCTTGCAAAAATTTTACCACCTCTATATAAATGGGCTAAAAATTTCCTCTCGCCAGTTTTTAAATTTTTATCAAATCAGATAAGAAGACTTGAGGGTCTGCCAATAGTGGGAGGCATTGCTGGTAAAATAGCAAACGCACTTGATAGTGGTGCAAAATCAACAAGTGAAAAAATTGCAAAATCTTTAGAAAGCAATCTTAAAGGAAATGGAGGAGGCACTGATGGAGGCGGTGGCGGTGGAGTAACTGGTGAAAAGGTAGAGGTTGATACTAGCACAACCACCGATTCAAATATGAAGATAGATAATAATGACGTAAAAAATTCCTCTGAAAAAATCACTGATTCAGTAGATGATGAAAAAAAGAAATATAAAATCACAACAAAAACATCTAATCTAACACCCGAAGATATAAAAAAGAAGATTGTAGCTGTTAAAGCTGAAATTAAAGAGATGGAGGAGAGAGGAGCAAATGAAAGAAGAATAGGGTTGCGAAAAAAGAAACTTGGAATCTTAGAAGATACACTTAAAATGATGAGAATATCAAGTGGAAATTTAACAGATACCGAAAAGATAATCAGAGATTCGGGGTTATTTGAAGGAGAAAGCACATTTGAGGCTACTAAAACGGTGACAAAAACGGAACCAAATTTATCTTTTAATCTAAATGAACAAGTCATCACTAATTTTGATCCATCGCAAGTTTCACAGGCAGAAATTAGAGGAAGTTCAACCACTGTAGCATATGTAAGAGCTTCAAATAATCCACATTTATCAACAAATATTAAAACATTACCACCAGAAATATTGAGGATGTTTTCATAATGGCTGAAAGTAAGTTTCTGATTACTAAATGTACTCTTATGCCTAATGGGTGTGCGTTAGACGAACCCTATGAG